GCCCATATGGCGGGCGCCTACAGCCGCCTGACTGGCAAGCTCGGTGTCTGCATTGCGTCCAATGGGCCCGGAGTCGCCAACATTCTGCCGGGCGTTGCCGTGGAGAACGGCGAGGACATCCGGGATGTTCCTGTCCGCGTGCTGATTGACGAGGCCATGCGCTCCTTCACCGATACTGAGAGAGCCAAGAAAGCGCTGGAAGCGGTCGCTATCAATGCGACCGGAGAACAGGAAGAGGCCAGCACCCATGAGCAGCAGGAAGATTGATCCCGAAGAGCGGCGAATCAGAGTGCTTGGCATTGCTGTAATCGTCGTTAGCGCAATCGTTATCCTGAAATCATGCGCGGGGTGACGCCATGGATGTGTATCTGGTAAAGAAGGACGGCGACCGATTCCCTGTTTGCAAGCAGTGCCTGCGATCCCCGCGCAAGGTATCCAAGAAAAGCAACAAGACGCATGATGCCTATCCAAAGAAGCTGTGTACGAAATGCGGCGGCCCGATTGTTCTGGCCGAATATGACGTAGAGCTGACTGACAGCTACCTGGAGCGCTGCGAGATTGTAGTTTCCAAGGAGAACCTGACGGCCAAGCCGAAAACGCCGCAGCGCCGGTTCGATGAACTGGAGAAGGTGAAGGACGAGATACTGGAAAGGGTGGCCCTTGGCACTCCGCTGCGACAGATATGCCGTGAAGAGCGCATGCCTTCGTGGAGTACCGTGTATGATTGGATCCATAAAGACCCATTGTTCGCCGCACGATTCGCCCGTGCGAGGGAGATGGGATGTGATGCAATCGCCGAGGAAACGCTCGAAATCGCGGACGACGGTCGCAATGATTTCATGGAGAAACTCGGTGAGGACGAGGCCGCCGGATACCGCATAAACGGCGAGCATATCCAGCGGTCGCGACTTCGCGTGGAGACAAGGCTAAAGCTGCTGGCTAAGTGGGCACCGAGGAAGTACGGCGAGAAGGTGGCGATAGGTGGCGCCGATGATCTCCCGCCGATACAGCAGAACCATACCCTGTCGCCGGATCAGGTTTATCTGAAAGTGATTGCCGGCGAGATCGTGGATGAATGATTTTGATTTCAGGAATCCGGACTATCAGGTTGTTTTCGACGAGCGCATAGCGCGGATAAAGCGGCTTCGCGCCAACCTTGAATACCTGGACAAGCTGAAAGAGTTTTATTCGACGCACCCCGTCGAGTTTATCAATGACTTTGGCATGACGTATGATCCGCGCAACGCCGAGGTTGGCCTGCCGACGAATATCCCGTTCATCCTGTTTGACAAGCAGAGGGAATACATACAGTGGCTGTATGACAAGTGGCGATCCCGCGAGGATGGGCTTGTGGAGAAATCTCGCGATATGGGCGTATCATGGCTATGCGTGGCCTTCGCATGCTGGATGTGGTTGTTTCATGGCGGTGTTGTGGTTGGCTTTGGATCACGCAAGGAAGAGTACGTGGACAAGATCGGCGACCCCAAAAGCCTGTTCTGGAAGGTGCGCTTTTTCATTGGCATGCTGCCGGTCGAACTGAGGCCGAAGGGATGGGATGAGAAGAAGCACGCGCCGCACATGCGCATCCTCAACCCCGAGAACGGAAGTGCAATTGTGGGCGAGGCCGGTGACAACATTGGCCGAGGCAATCGAACCTCGATTTATTTCAAGGACGAGAGCGCCTTCTATGAGCATGCAGACGCGATTGATGCCGCCCTGTCCCAAACGTCCAACTGCAAGATTGATGTGTCCACCCCGAACGGATCCGGCAATGCTTTCTACCGCAAGGCCCATGGCGGGCGAATAGACAAGTTCGTGTTTGACTGGCGCGACGACCCGCGCAAGGGCATCGAATGGTACGAGAAACAGAAGGCCATCCTCGATCCGGTGATTGTGGCCCAGGAGATTGACCGAAACTATGAAGCATCGGTTGGCAATGCCCTGATAGCCGGCGATGTTGTCGAGGCGGCCTCACGTCGCGGGCCTGCAGAGGTGCCCCCGATGGGCGGGCTGCGCGTGGGCGTGGATGTGGCCCGCTTCGGCGATGACAACAGCGTGATCTCGTTCCGCAGGGGGCGCGTGCTTCTGCGGCAGGTGGTGCTTTCCAAGATGGATACCGCGCATGTGGCCGGCACTGTCAAAGTGGAATTGAAAGCCTTTGGTGAGGAACCGGAACAGATTGCCGTGGACACCATCGGCATCGGGGCTGGCGTGGCCGACATGCTGCGGGGATGGTTTCCCGATACGATTGACCGCAAGACAGGCAGACGCAAGAAGATTGTGGTGGACGTGAACTCGTCGCTGCGGGTGGATGACGGCGAGTGCTACAACCTGCGTGCGCGAATGTGGTGCGACATGCGCGACTGGCTGGAAACCGCCAGCATTCCGAACGATCCTGACCTGAAATCGGAGCTGACCTCGCTGCGATACACATTCAGGAGCGGCCTACTGTTGCTGGAGAGCAAGGACGATGCGAAGAAGCGCGGGGTACATTCGCCGGACAGGGCCGACTCGCTGGCACTGACGTTTGCCGTCCCGACCATCCCACCATCGAGGCCGAGGCGCAGGCCGCAGCCTAGGCGTCGCGCAACTGTTCCGGGCATGGGGATTTGACAAGCGCAGGGGGCATGTCTATAATGAGGGTGTGAAGAAAGGGCATTGCCCGAAGGAAGGAAGCCATGAACCACGTTGAACTGAAAGCGGCACGTTGCCTTCTGTTCCTGAGCCAGACCGAGGCCACAAGGCTTTTCGGCGTGAATTACCGCACATACAGGCGATGGGAAGGCGGGCGCGACCTGCGCGTACCCGACCATGTTGCCAAGCGCATCCACGAAATGCTGGACGAGCGCAATCAATGGATTGATGTCACCCTTGATAGCCTGGACAGCGGTGCAATCAGGGTGCTGATCTGGTATGACGATCTGGACGACTGGACTTCACTTGGGAACGACCCGAGGAAGTTCCGCATGTATCAGTCGGTTGTGGCCGAGGTTGCCTCCGAGACTGGCACCACAATCGTCCCCTTCTATGCAAACGCCTATCGTGCATGGCTGCGAGGCCGGCCAGACAGCGACGGGCTGCGGCACGAATGGGCTGTCGAGTTCAACAATTTCAGGAGCGTGCAATGATAAACAAGGCCATCATCATCGGTCGGCTTGGATCTGACCCGAATACGCGATTCACGCAGGACGGAACCTGCGTCTGCAACATGAGTGTGGCAACAACGGAGAGGTTCAAGAATCGCAACGGCGAACCTCAGGATCGTACGGAATGGCACCGCGTCGTTCTTTGGGGGCGCCTGGGCGAGATTGCTAATGAATATCTGACCAAGGGCGCGCTCGTTTACATCGAGGGCAAGATCGAAACCCGGAAGTGGCAGGATCGCGATGGCAACGACCGCTATACGACCGAGATTCGCGGCCATACCTTGAAGATGCTCGGCGGCGGCAATCGCAATGAGCATACCGAGGCACCAGCCTCCTACTCGGTGCCTGGCAAGTCTGATCCGCGCAATGGCTATGATGATGCGCCGATGGATGACGATATACCGTTTTAGTTCTGACGCGCGGCGCAACATGGAGGGCGCTTACCCTGCCGCTGGCCATGCAGCAACAAAGAAGCAGGGGAGTGGCTACAGCCACGGCGCGTCAGGCCGCCAGCCGGAGGCGGGATATAAGTACCGGCATCACAAACTGAATAGAATGAGGATGAGCACATGGAAAAAGAAAAAGACTCAAAGATCGGGTTGTATATAGATAATGCCCGTGTCGCGGAGGATGCTGCCAAAGCGGTTATTTCCGTACTGGATGCTGCGCGGGGATATGACAACGAGACTGTACGTTGTGCGTTGGATGCCTTGCATCAGTTGTCTAACACAACGGTGGCAAACTGTAATTTTCGCGTGAAATAAATCCCTGCGCGGCCCTTCCGCCTGCCAGCGGCGGGATAGAAATAGCTGGCATCTTTACGCATGGCGATTGAGGTTGACACAGTTGGTGTGTGGCATTTCGTAAATGCAACCATGTTCGACTCATGGAGCCTTAGTCGTCAGTCGAAAGAGTGATGAGGATGAGAGATGAATAAACAGGAAATGAACCTCGCAGCATCCAAAATGCTGGGGCTTTCTCCGCACCCAATATGTCACGAGGAATCAGCAATGGTTCCAGTTATGGTAGATGGTGAGGACGTTGATTTCATTCCATTCAATATCTTCGCCAACGCTGCTGATTGCTTATCAGCGGTAAAGCGCCTGTTTGATAGATATGAACTCGAACTTCGCAAGAACAACGGCACATTCTATTGGGCTGTTCGCGTGCGCTGCGGCGAAGGATTCATTGAA